CTGGGTTTTGATGTAGGCTGGTATGGGCAACGCTAGCATCATAAAAATCTTTAGGGGGAACTGTCCTACGCTTGGTTTTTATCTCTATAGTTTTGTTCCCAAGCACCAAGTCGTGATTATATTTTTCTTCACCTCTTTTATTGCTAACTATTTTCGCGCCAATATACTCAGCAACAATTGATTCCCCTAAGTAGCCAGCAAAATTTCCTTTTCCTTTTAGAATAGAATTTTTTATTTCTCCCAATCTTTTTGCCTTGCCTTTTGCAGACTTCACCATCGCTTCGGTGAAGGGGGCTTCAACAATGTTACTTCGTTCTGTTGAATTTTTCATAAATATATCGTGCTGCTGCAACGTCCTCTATAGCTAGTCCTGTGGCATCGAATAGTGTTGTTAGAGCGCCGTCCATCTCCACTCTCCCCTGAACTATCTCTGCTAGCGGCGACCATATCTGTGAGATTTTACTTTTCTTAGCGTATTGTATCTCCCCAGAGTGGGAACACTGAACCCACTCATCGTAGGAAACTAGGTCTACATTGTCAAGGACGCATGGGTGCAATTCTCTTTTTCCTTCTGCGTCAGCACCAACAGCATTAATGTGGACTACGGGTTTTAGATCCTCGTACTTTATGAAGGGCTTTCTGGAAGGCGTTAGAGTTGTAACTATGTCAGAATCCCACAGACAATCTTCCAGTGTTTTACAAACTTCTACCTTGATAGGCTCTGGTAAATAGTCAAGACTGTCCTTTACTGCGTTGGCTCTATCTTCGCTAAGATCAAAGAGCTTTATAGTTTTTATATCTCTGACAGCCAACACCGCCTGAATTTGGCGAAGGGTTTGATGTCCACACCCTATAAATGCTGCCGTTCTGGAATAAGTACGGGATAGATACCTTGTGGCGACCCCCGTCACAGCAGCCGTTCTAATAGCGGTAAGAGTTTCTGCATCTAGAACAGCTAGCAGATCTCCAGTTTCGATATCGTTGATCATCACCATAGCAAAGATGTTGATCTTGCCCGCCTCCTTGACACTGAGTCCGGCCCATTTGATTCCTGCCGTGTTGCCTACTACTGCTGGCATTGCCCGAAAGTCCCCGCTTGGAACATTCATGTATACCTTTGGCGGCATTTGTGTGTCGTCAATGTTTTTAAATAGGTCTTCTACAAGCTCTATACAAGCTGGTACTGAGAGTAAGTCTGCCACTTCGTCGTTGCTAAAATGTTTAACCGGGAGCATCATAATACCCTATATTAAAACCTTGTTTAGTACACTCTGCGGTAGTCCTTTCTAGACCCTTATTTTCCAGCTCCTTATGGACATGCTTACAAATATTGGTGTTGGTTCCTTCCCAATTATTTTTGTAGTATGCACATAGTTTTTTACATTTCCAGTGTGCTTGTTCTTGAGATAGCATCCTAGGAGATTCGTTTGCTTTTATTTCTTCAAACCTATTCTTAAGCATCTCCAAAAATTTATCTCTATCAGATTTATCAAAGCATAGTGAAAATGGACCTCCATCTCTGATATAAAAAATTGACATTATTGACTGACTATATTCTGGAAAAAGCTTTGAGATCGCGTAGTTATAAAGAAGGAGTTGTGGGTCTTGGGAAAGTTTTTCATAGTCCTTTTCTTGACCCGTAGCCCAGTCTATTCTTCTTCCAGTCTTCCAGTCTACGACCTCTATAACATCTTCGGAAGATTCAGTAACCAAGTCTATGGTCCCCTTGATGGCAAGGTTTCCAGAGATTGTCTCACCACTTGGAAGCTCGTAGTCATACTTGGCCCAAGGCTCGTTGATCTCGATGTCAAAATGAGGTTCAGCGGCTACTATTTTTCTTTTTCTTGGGTCAAATTGTCCCTTGTTGTATTCTAGAGCGAGCCATACCCACTTTTGACAGTTAGACAAATCTCCTTTTGTAAAAGCGTGCGAGCTTCTATCTGTATAAAATTCAATGCTTTTGTCTGTAAGATTATTTACAAAGTTCTCTGATAGCATTATATCTTTTGTTAGACGAATTCTTCCCAACGATTCGTCTGTGAAGCTCTTTTTTTTATTCTGTAATGCGTATTTTGATCGCGCAAGACACTCCATAACCTTATGTACAATGGTCCCCATCTCCGCCTTCTTTCCAGAAAGAGAGGGGTGTCCCAAAACATAATTAATATAATATTGCTGTTGACAATAATCATAATTATTATATGAAGAGCTTCTTACATATGTAACTATCATACAGTGTATCCCATTAAAGGTTGATTGAGTTTAATCTCTATCATATTTATCCTCCATTCTTATGATGTCGTCTTCTTCGCACTTCCCATACTGCATTTCATAGATGACTAAATCAGTATCTCCAGTGTTAATAAGCTGATGGTTGTCATTCACGTTTATTTCTACAGTGAATCCCTGCTTGACTTTCCACTTGGTAACATTATTCCATCTGAAATATCCAAATCCTTCTGCCACATACCAAAACTCACTCCTTTTAGAATGCCTTTGGTACGATATTTCTTCGCCGGGACTTATCACTATCCTTTTGAAGACCACCTCATCAGACCTAAATATATCTTCATAGAAACCCCAAGGTTTTATTACATCGCCCATTTAACGATCCTCTTTTATCCTCATTGTAAACCCAACAGGCTCCGCAGATTGAACCCACCCCCAGCCAACCAACACCTCTAACAGTTTCTTATTGCATTCCTCTATCGTCATATCAGAATTATCAATCACATAATCAAATTCATCATAGCCTTCTAGATCATTTTCGCTTGAGTGACTGTCGTCATTGGGCCTTCTCAGTAGTCTGACGACCTTACCCCCAGCTTCATGTACGGCATCGACTTCATTTCTGAATCTACAATCACCTATTATAGCAAGCTCGCTTTCATCATCTATGATGTGATCTATACAGATCGAAGTCCAAATATCTGATTTTATTTGTCTGCAAATATCCGTTCCAAAAAATTGCAGGAATTCTCTGGCGGTCGTTGTGCCTGATTTGTGTTCTGGTGATAGATTTTCCCACATAATGTTTGTGTGGGTGTTCTTTTCTTGATCAGTGCCGTAACATTGTTTGTGTGTGAGTCCAAACAGGCTCATGCAAACCCCTTTTAGCGGGGTGGCAAAATTGTAAGCCCTGATGAAAGGCCATATCCTTTGTGATGCGTATGAGGCAAACTCAAAATCATCCCTTTCTACATCAAGGACACCCATACCCTCTGAGGCCCCTCCTCTTTCATCAGTAGTGACGGCATTTACAACCAAGTTTCCATTCTCATTTATTTCAAAAATCTTTATGGCTTCAGTTCTTTTCATCTCATAGCCGTGAAGAAAATTAACCCTAGTAGTTTTTCCACTCTGCTTAGATCCTGAAAACGCCAGTATTTTCTGAGTCATTATGTAGTCTCGTTTACGTAAGATGTCTAACTAGACGCTGAAGCTCTCACCGCATCCACAACTGCTAGAAGCGTTTGGGTTATTAAAAGAGAATCCACGTTTCGACAAGTCTTCTATCCAGTCAATGGTAGTGCCGTCGATAAATAATTCGGCCTTCTTTTCTACGATTAGAGCTAGGCCACCCTGCTCGTATTTATTGTGGGTTTTGTCTGAATACTCTGATAGTTCTACAAAACCTAGTTTATATTCAAAGCCAGAACATCCCCCACCCGCAACGGCAACCCTAAGTAGACTATTAGTAGCATCGGGCAAGTCTTCCATAACCCGTTTAATTTCTTTGACTGCCTTATCGGTTAGTGTTACCATTATATAAGACCTTGTAGTTGAGGATTTAGTATCTGCTGTATCTCAGAAACGCTCATGTCACCCACGTCTTTGTGTGGGGTTATGTCTGGAGTATATATATTAAAAAGTCTTTCACACTGGGTTTTTATCCTCGCAGACGCATCTCTTCCCGCTTCATCGCTATCGGTTAAAATTATGAGATTCAACGCCCCAGACCTCTCTAATATTATACGCTGATAATCACTCAAATAGCAACCAAACATTCCAACAGAATTCCTAATACCGGCTTCATGAAGACGCCACACGTCTCCCTGACCCTCCACCACTACCACGCTGCTGGTTTCTTCGATGAATTCCTTGGCGTTCCAGTAGTTATATAGGAAGTCACCCGTGTTAAGACCCTTGCTATTAACCCATTTATGAGTCAAGGGCTTCTCCTCCAGTGATCTCCCAATGCACCCAGTCATGTAGGCGTGACTGTCATCATACACCGGAACAACAATTCTATTATACATAGGTTTTGATGGGTCTTTGCAGATTCCCACATCAAAAAAGTCTAAAGTTGACTGGTTAAATCCTTTGTTCAAATAGTATTCGACGGGCCTACACAATCCCGCCACAACCATCGCCCTAGTCGCGACCTTGTTTGCTTCCTTTTTTTGTTTAAATATGCTATTTGCACACCTTATAAAGTTTGACTTATCTTTTTGAGATTCGTCTACTTTTATGTCATCGGGGGAGAAGTTCAAAAATTTAAATCCAAATGAAACGGCTTGGGGGAATCCTACTTCCTCACCTCTCTCTCTAGAGAGGATACCTCGTAGTAACCCCAAAACAGAATTGATGTATTCTTTTTCACAATGGTGGGTCCAGCAAGACCATACTATTTGGTTTGGAAAAATGTCTGATTGTCGGATGCTAAACCCATCCTTTTTGTCTCCGTCATGCACAGGACAGGGACAGTATATCCACTCGTCCTGTTCGGTATATTCAATATTGAAGTGGTCCAGTATATCAATGATTCTTTCAGATAACTTCTCAGAGAGAACGCTGATCTTTTCTTTTTCAAATTTCTGCATTAAGTTTTACATTTCAAATGGAATATCGTTTTTATTGTTATCCTCTACAACAAATCCTTCATCTTTTTGTTTAACGACTTTTCTTATTTCATTGCGTGTACACTTCTCAACAATGTTGGCGGTCTCGCCCTTCATAGCCATGCTTATATAGTCTCTGTCGGAAAGTCCGGGGCCATGTCTGGCAACGATTGGGACCAGCTTTTTGTTTCCATACTCATCGCCATCCTCTGCAATCTCTTCATCACTCTTATTCTTAAAAATACTAAAACTGGTGCATAACCATATCAGTCGGTCTGAGCCACTGACAACATCCGTAGATTCTTTGGTTATACCATCTCTGTTTAGCTGTACAAAACTTAGGCATGGACAATCGTATTCAACACAAAAGTTATGAAGTGCGGTTATCTGAAAACCAAGAGCCTGAAACTCCTGAACGCTATTGTTGATCGTGTCGGAGGTCATCAATTTCAAGTAGTCGTAAATTATCAAGCAGTTATTTGTTCTGCCGTTCTCATCAAAGCCAACCGTTTGTATAATCCATCTTCTCATCAGAGAAAGTATTTCATCGAAAGGCTTTCCAGATATGCTGATATAATCATATGGTATTTCTTCTATCTTTCTGGCTGACCTCTCAATTTTTTCTTTATTTGTCTGGCTACTAAAACACTTTCCTGTAGAGATATCATTTATATCTATGCCACTTAATTTAGCAAGTATTCTGTTGAGATGATCCTCTTTTGACATCTCGGTGTCCAGCATCAGGACCGGTATGTTCAACTCGCCTGCTACATGCATCGCAACATTATCGCCAAACATGCTTTTACCAACCTTGGGACGAGCGGCGATTAAGTCAACACACTTTCTTCTGAGTCCTCCCCCGATACTAATGTCATACCGACTGTATCCGCTGGGTATGCCCAGTATGTCTGATGGATTTTCCTCTAGGTGTTTGATGTATTCTTCAATGTCTTTACCCAATGGTAACGGAGTACTGTCTTCTTCTCTGTTTAGATTGGAAGAAAAGTCTAATATAGGCTTCTCCGCAATATTTATTATTTCACTTATACTCTCGTCACCATCAATTGTTGATATGTTATTGTATATTTCTTTAGATAGCTTTTGTATATCTCTTGCAAGCTGTAGTTTACGAATTTTTACTGCGTGCGGCCTAACATTTTCTAGCTTGATCGGAAAATGATATACCGCACGAAGATGTTCAAGACCACTCTTGCTGTTTAAGTTGTCCTGAAAATCAAGATCATTGGCGGCGGCTAGTATTGAGGATATATCTACAGAGTCAGATTTTTCAAGCACTTTACAAAGACACTTGTAAATTATCTGATTTTCTTCGATAACAAAAGTATCAAATTCAACTACCCCGCCTATGTCTATAAAAGCGCTGGCTCCATGTGAACAAACTCCTGAAAGAACCGCTCGTTCAGCCGCTGAGTTATGTAATAGATTCACTTTTATCTTCTTGTTATGCAATTATCGCACTTGTAATTTTCGCGAACTAATGTGGGATGGATCTCAAAATTCTTATTGCACGAAACACATGTGGTAGAAATTCTCTTGAATATCCTTCTGGTTCTTTCGACGGGAGGTTTAACCGCCAGTTTTTTATCCACAGCCGTGTCTTCCGAGGCTTCGGTCCCATCATCAACAAAGGTGTTCTCTCGATCTGTGATATCTAAAGGTTCTGATCTGGCTATCCTACTTTTCCCGCTAGTCTCCGACGATCTGGTTGAGGTTATAAAACTATCTCCCGCGTCTTCCTTCTCTGTTTCAACCACCTCTTGTTCATCTTCTGCGATGACTTTTTCTCCAGTCAGATCTTCAAACCCCTCAGAGACAAGGATCATATTATTTTTCTGTATGCCAGACTTTATCTTGTCTATAGGATTCATGAGTACGCTTTCCTTTTTGCAAGTTCCAAAAGTGATTCACCCATTCTTCGTATGTCTCTTATTTTTTCAGTCATCTTGTCAACTCTTGCTTGGGCATGTTTTCTGATATTGTCTAACTTCGAAGCAAATTCATTGTTGTTTATAACGTTCTGTTGTTTTATTTCATGTTTCATGTACTTGTCAAACTGTCCCATCTCAGCAGTAACAATTTGTCTCAAAGAATCATTAGCGTAGTTTAGTTTTACTAAATTGAGATTATGCTCTTCCTGTAGATAATTAGCGTAAGCAAATACCACATAAGATTTCGCTACACATTCCTCGGGGGAGAGGTTTTTTAATTCTTCAACTGTCAAGTTTAGTATCTCGATTGCTTCAATATTAAACCCTATGGGACATAGGTGCTTAGAATTTATATAATCCTCGGTTGCTTTCTCAAACCTAGCAAGACGCTCACTCGCCGTTAATCCTTTTTGTCCAGACATCATCACTCTCAGAATATTTTAGTACTACTATTGTAAGGGAATTTAGTTTACACCAGTCAATCTTGTCTTGATCTCTCTTTCTAGAGCGATAGTACTCACCTTTGGTTTTGTGGTAGAACTTCACAAACTCGTAATGTTGGCTGCCGTGAACTTCTACCACAAGATCGTGTGATGGTACAAAAAAGTCTGCGTATAGTAGCGACTTCCTATTGGGCGTGTTGCTACCCGGAAGGGAGACCTCTTCAAGAAGACGGTCTCTTGGAAAGATTTCACGAAGGATTTTTCTTGCTCGCAGATGATTTTTTGATCGGTGTCTCTTATCATTTTTACTTGGAACATGCTTGGTCAGGTTCCACGTTTTTTGCATACCATCAAAACCTAAAACCTTCACAGAATTGCCTTTAACTCTTCATTCAGCAAATTCATGACATCTGGGTTTTGTTCGATAAAATTGTACAATTTATCTTGTCCTTGAAATTTTTCTTCAGACATCTCTGAATACTTCTCCCCGTGGTTTTCAAGGAAATTACAGCTATACCAAGCTCCAGCCTTAGATATAATACCAAATTCTATACCCATCATAAGAAGTTCTTGTATGCTATCTACACCAACACCATACCTTAACCACCCCTGAGCGGTAGATCCGGGGAATCCACCAGAAGAAGAACACAGCACTTTCCAATTTATTTGTTGGCCTATGCTACGTCCTCCAGATTCCCACGATTTTATATACTCTATGACCATGTTGGTATCAGCTTGGTATTGTATTTTTTTACCGCCATCTGCCAGCTTTGTCTTCCTACCCATCCCGCTGGTGTTGGCTATAAAATGGGTGATGAGAATTATTATTGCCCTCTGCTTTGTAACTACATTTGAGAGCCTTCTTGTGAAAGCTGCTAATATTTTCGGCAGCCCCGCTCTGAACTGCCCGCTCACATCCTCTATTAGTTCTCTCTCTGGTATAAGGGCGGAGGCTGAGTCTATTATCACAACACACTCTGGCTCCTTGCTTACGTACTTGACTACAATATCAAGATATTCTTCCGCGCTCATTGGCTCTGCATCAGACTCAACAACACGAATTTTTTCAATGTCCAAGCCCTTGACTCCACCAAGATTCATGGACTTTAGTCTGCCTTCTGCGTTAATGAAAATTACTGGTCTTGATCCATTTTCTTCTTTTTGACAGTTGGCGGCAAAATGTAGTGCTGTTGTAGTTTTCCCAGTCTTTGGCTCCCCGGTAAAAATAACCCAACTCCCCTCTCTTATACCCCCACCCAAGGCAACGTCTAGGGCCGGGCTGACCGATATGACCTTTAGGTTGGAGCTTTCCTCAAAAACATCTATTCCAGCCCTGACAACATGGCCATATTTTTTGATAACTTCCTTGGTTACAGGGTCATCAAACTTGGTATTTTTATTTTTACTCATCTAGATCTCGCAGTTTGTTTATTCCACTTCTCTTTCCAAAAGGCTTTGGAATTACTTTAGAGTTGTGAGAAGTTACGTCTATAGTCTTTTGTCTAGACAGTTCTTTTTCTAGACCGGACTGCTCAGATTCTATGAGATCGGAAAGAGCGGGGAACCGTAAGGAATATATTTTAGACCCTCGTTTACTCCTCAAAGCTCTTATAACTGCTCTCTCGTCATAATTTTTTAGAAGACGATTCGCTAGCACTACCTGCTGGGTGAAAGTGCCCTTCCACTTTTCTGTGTTCCAGAATTTATATGCCAGCGAGCCTTCGTTAGAGTTTTCGGCCATTCTTTGACACATAAGTTCTGCTATATACTGAGCCGTTGTGCAATAGTCTCCGGTGGAAGGTGATTTGTACTTGCTTCTATCTGTTCTTTTTTCAGCCATTTTTAAGTATCAAACATTCCCCGGCTAGATCTGGGTTCCTTGGTTCAGACGCTTCTGGAATCAATTCTGGAACTAGCCAGCTTTTTACAAGTAATGAGTCATTATTTTTTAACGCTCCAGCCATATACAAATGTCTGGTTGATCCCCCAAACATCTGTCCAGACACGCCCTTACAAAAGTAATAGCCTTTGTCACCCCTTCCAACCTCAATCTCGTTAGATCTAAACTTTAGTTTCATTGATTCTATATGTAAATCATTATCTTCGCAATACTTTCCAAGCCTTATCCATGCGCTATGCTCTGCAACCCCCGGTCTTCCATCATCTTGAAAAACCGTTGTTCCATTTGATAACTCTATCACCCACATAGCATTCTCGTCAGAGAACTTACCAGCATACGAGTCTATTTCAGTACAGATACTCATGCTAACCCTCTTTGATCCTATGGATACTTCCTCTGAATGATCTCTCCTTAGACTTTTTCTCTTCTTTTGACGTGACTTGTTTTTTCTCGTCGGTCAACATTGAGGCAGCTTCAGTCATGGTAGTAGCACCCTTGTCGGTTCTGGCCATGAGGTCAGAGACCTTTGTAGTGGGTTCTTCATTTTTTGGAAGACTGGACCTGTATTTCTCAATTATGTTGGGGGAACGATTAAGATCCTTTGCAAAATCTTCATCACTAAAAGTAACGTTATTTGCTATGTAAAACTTTTCTGCCTTACTTAGCGGTCCTCCTTTTGGTTTAGACATCAATCATGCTCCTTTCAGCTAATGATAAAAAAGACCTGTTCTTGCCTTCTATATACTTATAGTAATGCTCGAACACTGTTTGAGAAACTTTAACGAATTTAAAATCTCTTGACGATTCTTTGCCAGCAAAAATACCCCACGGATCAAACAAGACACCCCTCCCAAATTTCGCATAATATGTAGTACGTTCGGTCTGGGTGTTTACAGATTTTTTACAGTACGCTTTAGGGTCATTCCCATCTATTTCAACACCCTTTATTGTGTAGCAGAAAGATAGGTATGAAATCGGGTCGGGCAATTCTATATCTAGCTCTTCTCGATCATGTCTAGCCATTTTTATCTTGAAAATCCTTTATCTTTTTCTGTAACTTATTAAGGCAATCCCACTGATCTTTTCCGTCAACATACAGCAAAAAATCTTCTTGAAGACCGCATTTCTCTAGGGTTTCGTTGGGGATAAACCTTGCTGAACACTCCCCTGTGTTCATAAGGGCGTGCAGAGAGAGGTTAATCCTAAGTACTGCTCGATGCGGAGCGTCTTGTTTACCCATTATCCTCCACCCTCGATGAAATTTTTCCTTTGAGATTCAGACATCTTTTTTATCTGATCGTTTGAATACTTGCTGTCCTTACGCCACCAAGGCTCAGACTTTTTACTTTTATTTTCCATCTCTCTTTTTTCACTAAGTTCATAAGAACCCATTTTTTCGGTGTTCTTTTCCGCCCAGTGTCCAATACTTTGCGGCTCCCCCTTAACGAAGATGATGGGGGTTCCCAGAACTTTTTTGAGCTTACTTTTTTTACACTCTGGACATTTTCTTTTCTGTCTATCTTTCATAGATTGAACTATTTCAAAACTATGACTACAGGCAGAGCATTTATATTCATACGTCGGCATTTTCTTTATTTCTTACAGCATGTCTTATTCTTGATATAAAAACATCCAAAGCCTCCAAACGCCGCAGGTTGGTAAGTGGTTGCAACTCATCATCCCTAGCGCTTACAAGATCCTTGCACAATACGGTCAGTCTAAGCAAGTCCTTTGACAACGTCTCTACTATTTCGTAACCAAACACAGGATTCTCTTTGGTTAACTGTAGTATTTCGTGTAAGTTGTCTTCAGATAGTTTCATAATTATTAACTCAGCCTATCAATTATTGATCCTATGATCGGGTTTCTGATTATATCCTCAACTGTAAGTTCCATTATACCAACATTTTCAAGTTTGTCAAGACGTTTTATAATCTCATGAAAATCACAACCACCTTTATTAGACAGGTCACTTTGCTGTAGATCTCCATTGATCACAGATTTTGAATCTCTTCCAACGCGGGTTATAAACATTTTTATTTGATCAAAAGTTGCGTTCTGCGCCTCGTCTAAGATCATAAAAGCATTATGAAAGTTTCTTCCCCTCATATATTCAAGAGGAACAATTTCAATAATATTATTGTCTAATAATCTTTTTGACTGTTGACTGTTAAGATAAAGATCCATCTCTTCTAATACGGGGATAAGATATGGATGTATTTTATCTTTAAAAGAACCGGGTAAATATCCCAACCCCTTTCTGCCGGATTCTACAACCGGTCTAGTTATAATAATCTTTTCAACTTTACCCTCAGTTAGATATTCGCATGCCAAACCAACAGAAACACTTGTTTTACCTGTACCGGCTGGACCATGACACAGGGTAACTATATTGTTTGCTATTGACCGTATGTAATCAGCTTGGTTATCTGTTTTAGGGTGAAGTCGTCTTTTCTTAAGCTTTCGAGCCACTACTACCAAAACCTTTCTCGCCTCTTTCTGTTGTAGATAATTCAATTACCTCTTCAATGCTGACTGTAGGTATTGACTGTATCACCATCTGTGCTATCTTATCACCAGTCTTTATCTCATAACTAACTGGAAAATGTGGCCAGAACTGCATTCCATAACCTGAATTATTAAAACAGATCTTTATCTCTCCGGTATAGCCACTATCTATAACTCCAGCGAATCTGTGTATCCCTTTACATCCCATTGATGACCTGTCCCATATAAAGCCAACAAATCCTTCTGGGATAGAAACAGACACGCTAGTGCCTACTATGATAGTCTCTAGATGTTTAATCGTGACAGTTTCGTCCGCATAAAGGTCTATCCCTGCGTCATGTTTATTTGCCTTGGTAGGCAAGATGGCGGTATCGGAGAGGCGTTTTACCTTTAGGTCTATGTGGTTCTTGTCCACATAGTCTAACTTTATTCGGCCATCACAAGTGTCGCTATAGGTAGGAAAAAAGACCATTCATTTGTCCTCTTCAGGCTTGTCCTCGTTGTCTCTGGTAGACTCAGCATACTTTATAAAGTCTGCGTAATTTGCTTTTGATGTGATTAGATCGCCGTATGGGAACCTGTGAGATAGGTTGAAATGTTTTACTTCTG